CCTGATTGGAGCGAAGGCGAGAATCTAACAGGAGATGATTATGTCAAGTGGATTAGAAAAATTAGAGGAGAGGAGGAGTGATCATGAAGAAAGGAGAAAGAGCAAGATATCGGATGAAGTACAAAGCAAGAGCGAGAGCATTGCCTCCGCATGAAATGAGAGCCAAAGCACTAGCAGAAAACGAAGCTGCAAAAGCATTGGCAGAGGCATTGGCTAGGCAAGAAGAGGAGTGAATGGATAGTGTCACGCACACACGACTACAATAACAAAGTGCATGATGAAATAGAAACATCATGTCATCTTGGCGAATGCCTTCATGTAGTCACTTCAAATGCTTTTGATAGCAGAGTCTTGAATCTGAGAATGTTTCGTGTTCAACCGTCTAAGACAGGCCATACAGGATACACTAAGATCGGATTCTTTCTTTCCAGGGATGAAGCACGACAACTCAGAGATTCATTGTCAGAAGTTGTTGAGGATGAGAATGCCTGGGATACGGAGATTAGAGATACACTCATTGACATGGAGGATGTCTAATGCCAAGATGGGAAACTTATGATGATTTCATGTACGAATACATGACTTTGGCACACGATATCTGCAAGAGATGTATCATTACCGATCCAATAGCAATTGGCAATTTTGCTTTTGATTTGTGGAATCATGCAAAGGAGTTTGCATCTCGATCTCACACTACTCTCTTGTTTGATTGCGTTTATATCGTTGGAAATGCCACAGGAAATAAGGTTTCGATTCCTTTACTCCAAAGCATTTCTTCGGATTTACTAGACGGAAGGAGAATCAAGGCAATGGCATCTTACGAGAAAACCGATAAGTGGTTTCTCACACCAAAAGGAAAGCAAGCAATCATGGAAATCTTATCAGGAGATGAGGATTTGTTCAATGATGTTGCGAGTGCATGGATTGATGGCAAGACTGTAAATATGTCTGGAGAACAAAGCGATTATTGGTGTGAGCCATGTGGCGTTAGAAGCATAAGTGGGCAAGAGCGTTTAGACCTCATCAATGAAACGACTAAACCCATACTGATGTGTCCAGGTTGTAAGAAATGGGAATGGGATGAACGGAGTGTTTGACTTTGCTATCATACCGATCACTTGCAGAATCTTGGCGAGTCATGGCCACATACAAGTTAAGGAATCGTGGCGAGATAGTTGCTAACAATCTGAGAGCCGCACCAGGAGATGCTTGGTCTGTAATATCATTCTTTTATCCTATGAGTTATCACAATGACAGATTAAGTGATGAAGACTTGAGGGAGATTTACTTCTTACTCACAGGTGCATTTCCAGAAGAAATAGAAAAGAACGCAGAC